ATTCGATAACCCTGACTGCTCCTTCTTATGATCATGCTTCTACTTCAACCCCTTCCGCTTTTAAAGATTCACGAAGAACGTGAACTTGACCAGCTTTCCACCTGTCTAACCTATTGATTTGTATCTGGTAATTATTTATGTCTTCCAATATTGCCTTTTGATAATCTGTCATATCCTCAATTACATATTCCTTATCATCGAAATTCAAAACTGGCTTTTGTTCATTGTTTTTTTCTTTCGCCATTATTGACTCCCTGTGTTAATTAATTATTCTGATTTTTTAAAATCTTCATACGCTTTTTTAACATCATCTGTCCACAATGCATTTGCCATTGCCTTTAATTCATCAGACTCAGCACTTACATCTGCATCTGGCATAAATGCTTTTCTATGGTATGAAAATGATATTTCCTTACCATCTTCTTCAATAGAAGTTCTGCATCGTTCTTGAATACATTTATGTTTTCCACGAACCTCATAATCATACGTTTTTTTCTTTTCTAAAGCCATTATTTACTCCTTGTTAGTTCCAGTATAATATCCTTTATACAAAATATGTTACACTTATTGCAATACTTGTACCATCTTGTAGTGCATTAGCTGAATCACTTACCAATGATGTTGCGTCACCTCTGTAAACCCTAAGAAATGCTTCATCTTCAATTCCAATTGCAACAAATCCTTGTACATCGGCAGTTGAACCATAAATAGTTACAGATGCACCACATCTTCCAGATGAATCAGTTTTATCTAAAATCGTAAATGGTAAGCTAATTTTAAAAAACCCAGATGGACTGCTAGTTCCACTTGCTACTACGGCAATCAATCCATTAACTGTTACCTTGCTTCCAATTCTTACATAAGACAACTCATTAAAACTACTATTAAGAGCCGCAGTTCCACTTGTATCACAAGTTATTGTTGCAGTATGACTTCCTTCTTCATATTCGTCTAATACATTTGCACCAGCATTTCCAGAAAATGTAGCTGGAAATTGAATACCAGCAGTATGAACTAAAGCACCACTATCTTGTGCCATGTAAACAGCGGTCACATCTGCATTACCAAGCGTTACTGAGTTATCTGCTTGCCCTGTTGCTCCTTTACCTACTACAGTTTGATTAGAAGCACTATTTGCTGAAACTTCTGCACTATCACCTATTACTGTATTATTTGAGCCAGTAGTTAATAAATCTCCAGCTTCATAACCAACCGCTACATTACTACCGCCTGTCGTTATGGCTTTTAAGCTTTCAAAACCTACACCAGTATTATTACTATTGTTATTGTTAGATACTCCCCATCCAGAACCATAACCAACATAAGTATTACCGTCTCCAGTAGCATTGCCAAACCCAGCTAAATTACCAAAGCAAGAATTTTTTTCGCCTGTCGTGTTTCTATTCCCAGTTCCGTGTCCAAAAAATGAATTGTCTACACCACCAGAAGCAATATTATTCCCAGCACCATAACCTAATAATGTTACACCACTTGTGCCATCTGAACCACCAGTACCAGCAGAATCATTATTAGAAAGTGAAATTCTGGAATTGTCATCAAGTGTCATTCTTATGTTATCACCACCAGTTCCAAGATGAATATTTGCTTGAGACCTAATGGAAACAGCGTATCCTGAAGCATTAGTAAACATCGAACCACCGTCACTATCTTCAGTTCCAATCAATGCTCTTAATGCACTGCTATCTGCTTCAAATTTTATTGTATTAGAACCAGTGCTGGTTTGCTCTAATGTAATACCATCACCAGATGTAGAAGATTTAACATGAATTTTCTTATCTACACTTGAGCTTTCTCCTATGCCTATATTACCATCCGATGTTATTCTCATTTGCTCAGATTGAGAAGCATTGCCATCCGTAGTGTAAAACAATAAAGCAGAACCATTTTCAGAAGATGTATATGTAGACTCAGCTAGAGCTTCAATCCTAGCTCCCACTGTTATGGTAGAAGAGGCATCTTCTGCTCCAGCAAATTCTATGACCCCCAATCTATGACCAGCCGCCATGGCCGCACCATCGTCACTAAATAATCTTAAATGCCCACCTTGAGTTGAACTACTGGCAGTAGAATCTTTTAACCATAATTGGCCATCAATTTGCTCATCATATGTATAAGTACTGCTTCCGGTTATGGTTAAGTCGCCAGTTATGCTAACATCGCCATCTATTGCGCCACCTTTTAAACTAATGTTTAATCTGTTATTCGTAGCATCTAAAGCCGCATTTAAGGCTTCTTGTGAAGTGTGTGAAAAAGCGACAACAGCATCGCCTGAAGAATCGAGAAGTACTTTATTCAATACTTCTTTTGCGGTGAATTTATTTATATCTGCCATGATCTATCCTATATTCCTCCACCACCGCTTAAAAGCATCTATATAGTTACAATTACATGTATGTCAATTTACAGACCTACCTTACACATAATCAATCTTTTATGTCATGTTAGGAGGTACAACTGCCCTAGTCCCCCCCGTCTTGCTTAATTTTTTACTACCATATTTTTTTACAGCCATTTCAAATTTTCTTTCATGCTTTGCCATGATGGACATATATCCTTGCATCATCCCCACATCCTTAGTCGTACCAGCCTTATCCATGTAAAGACATTTTTTTACATAATCAACGATTGCAGAATGGTAAAGATTATCTATGTCAAGAGTATCCGTTATGGTGTTTACCTTTTTAGGGTTTCCATAATAATGAATCAACATCCCATTGGTAATCGCATGATCTATTGCCTGCCAAGACTTTCTACCAGTTCTTGATTCCCCATCAGAATCATAATTGCTTATGACTCCAATATGGTCACCTCGTATGAAGTACCTGACTCTATCTTCAGGGTATTTAATATTACTAGCCATTATGAAGGCTCCTCTATTGCAGATTCAGATGAGTTATCAAACATTAACGGTTCACCATCTAAAACTCTTGGCACCTGAATATAGTCTCCATCATCATCCATTATGTCTACTCTGTATATCTTATTAATTCCCATTTCGTTATTTGATGAATCCTTAGCACTGTCTGATAAGTCGTAAAACATTTGATCTGCAACTATGTCTATCTTTGCAGACATTGACTTTTGCGAATATTGACCAAGCTCATTTAATGCATCATTGATTAAGGAAATTACATACGCCTCTGAAGCATCTGGAAAAACTTGTCTAACCCTACTCAATACTTGCTTAACAGTTAAAGAATGAATTGCCATTAATTTTCCTTCAGCTTTGTAATACCATTATCATAATCTGCCTGTAATTTAGCTTGTTGCTTCTCATACTTACCATACTCACTTGCATCAGCCGCTAATCTTGCTTGAACTTCATTTCCATATGCCTGAGCTATGTTAACCTTGGCTTGTATTTCGTTAGCATATCCCTGAGCCGCATTCAAATAACCGCTTACTACTTGATTATAACCTCCAACTTGAGACATTCTAGCATTTACCTCACCAGCAAAAGCCTGTGCCTCATTTGCAGATGCATTAGCCTCAGACAAGAATCCATTTCCTACTTGAACATGACTAGCCGCTAATTCAGTATCTTCATTAGATGAATTAGCCGATGTTACCGCTAGGTCAAATTCTGAGTTAGCCAATGCTACAGCGGTATTTATTCTATCAGCCGCAGTATTAATAGCCGCTAAGGCAGTATCCACATCAGCGTCTACCTGAGTTGCTGATTCAGAAAGTTGAGTAACTGCGGCATCTACCTGAGTATTAATTAAGTCGCATATGGCTTGAGTTTCATCTAGCTCTGTGTTAATGGCAGTTAGAGCAGTTGTAACATCTGCATTACTAGACTTACTACCCATTACATTTTGCAAGGCCTTAACTGATGCGTATAAAACAACAAGGTACTCAGCCTCATCTGGAAAGGCACTAATATTGCTATCAGCATAACTTACCGCTGAGTAATTAACCTCTGAGTAAGAACAGGAGCCGCCAGCCGGAAGAACATCTAAGGCGTTGTTATCTATGAAATACACAGGGTCAGTAGCCGTTGCATACATCATTTCTTCTGGGTCAGTAGCCCTGCCTTTGTCAGAAGCAGATATTCTTCTGCAAGGTTGAGATATTTCTCCATCGTTTCTAAAAACATTCAATACCTTACCCGTATTTAATGTATTAGGGCTTCCGGAGGTAAAACTGGTAGAAGAAGAGCAAAGAGGGAGCAAAGACCTAGGTAGACTATTCAATACCTCAGCCGCACCATCTGTAAGGAACTGAGTTAGTTCAGCTTGTGTAGGAGCACTACTTCCAT